GCATGGAAGCCATAACTAGGTTCTCATACTCCAAGTCAAACTGTAAAGTATTTGCGACCTGTTCACCAATATCATTTACCTCAATCATTACATAGGCGTTATTATAAGCTTTTGCAACCTCATGGATTTTAGTCGGGAACAGTAACGGTTTTATTTCGTTGTCTCTAAATTTTGCTACAACTTTATACGGTATCTCTGTTACATCAAACACCACAAAAGCTGAGTAATCGTTTGCGGTTCCTCTAGAAACATCAGCGGTTAACATATAGATACGGTCTTTTTCTGGTCGAACATGAACATCTATTCCAGCATGTGAATGAATGGGTGTTCTATATGTCAATTGTTTTAGTTTTACTGGACTTACCAAAGTGTCAATAGAACCCAGAAACTCACACTCAAACTCTGAATTGAATTGTGACTCAGAGGTGTTTCGTATAGTCTCCTTTTTCCACTCCTCATCTCTACCTGGCACTTCACTCCAATGAACCTCAATTGGAATATAATCGTTTCTTTTTTCTTGTGCGTCAACCCATATCTTATAGAACATATTCATCCCGTGTGGTGTGGACACAATGATAACTTTTGTGCTTTGACCAGAAGTGATTGTTGGATAAACAGAAGCAAAAAACTGTTCTGCAACATTCGATGGAACAAAAGCAAACTCGTCTAAGAAAATAATATTATATGAACCCCCCCGAATAGCACTTGAGGATGTAGCGGCCGCTATAATCTTACTACCGTTCTCTAACTCTATGTTACCTTTGTTCCATGCTATAATGCCCTGTTGCATCCACTTTGGAAGGTTTTCATAAGCAAGTTGTAAACGACTTAGAATATCTCTTGCAGTTGACGATTTGTTTGCAAGAACAGCAATGTTGACATTTTGATTGAACAATGCATAGTGTAAAAGATAACTGATGATGGTGGTGGATTTACCAGACTGTCTAGGTAACTTAAAAATAGAAAACCTATTATCATGCATGGTCGAAACCATGCCTCTCTGAAAGTCATACATTTCAAATGGGACGAGGCCCTCATCTAGTGAGACAATCTGTACATAGTTCTCAATAAAATAGACGGGGTTTTGAGCGCACTTATGATACTCTTTGATATCATCTTTCGTGAACTCCACGACAGCGTTTGTCTTTTTTAGATTTGGGTTGCCTAGATACTGGTTTTGGTCAGCCATGTTATTTCTCTTTTAACATTTTTTGCAACTCGGCAGTGCTCCCCACAAATAAAGCATTAGTAACATTTTTAGGTGCATTGTTCGGCACTTCTTTTAGTTTCTTCATTTTTTCTTGAAGGTCGCCAAGTTTTTCAGTAACCTCTGCCACCTGTTTGATAAGATTTCCAGCAACCTCATATGCTCTGGGGTGGTCTGATTCTTTTGCGAGTTCCAAAATTCCTTCCACTGCATCCGTTCCTCTTTCGACCAAATTGTAGAAGTTTTGTCGTTGATATTCATAGTCTCTCTCCGCATCATTTAAATCACCCCAATCCTGTTGATTTTCAATTTCAAGTTTAGGTTTTTCTGTTGGGCACTGACCAGAATTAACTAAATCTTGAGCGGGCATTTTAAACGGCCCACTAATTCCTAAAGCTTCATCAATAACTTTATCAGACATTTTTAATCTTCGTCCTCCTCATCCTGACCAGTTACAGGATTAAAGTTTTTAGCATCTGTAAAGAATGATGTAGTCTCGTTGAAACCAAAATCATCATCAGCATCAGCACTAAATGGTTTTGGTGTAACTGAATATCTTTGTTCTCTCTTTGGTGACTGATCTGGTAAATCAGTATATTGATCGACTTGAGCAGTTTTAATAATGTTACTGGAAGTAACAGGGCCATACAAGTAGAATTTACATGTAAAGTTCATCGTATATATTAATGCTCTCCGTTGTTCAAACTCACCCTCATAGTTATCCTCATATGATATGCTATTCAAAACTATGGGCACATCTCTTTTGATACCCATGTCAGCCATATCATTAATTGTTATTGTATAGTCTGGTTGGAAGAATGGTAAAATCTGTTCAACAATCTGTAACGCATCATCTGATTGTTTTGCTAAAACATATAAAACAATCTCTAAATTATAAGGCACGGGCATAAATTGAGTGTCTAGTTGTCTACTCGAATTGCCTTTAACTTTCTTAAACTTCTGAACACGACTTAATTTTCTAGCTGGATCATACGATAAGTTTTGAATTTCAAAACCAATTCTAGGAAGTGTTATCGCAACCTTACTTGATAAGTCAGCATCAGACCGAAGTCTTACCAGAAACTTTTCTCTTGGTCCATACGCAAGGGGAACTTTCATAGACTGAGCAACATTACCAGAGCTGTCTTTCCTGACTAAATTAATATTATTGAATGTCGTACCAAATCCTACAATTATTTTTCGGATTGTTTCGTGGTAAAATTGTTGTCCTAGCATTATAAAT